GGAGCTAGCCAAGGACAACTGGCTTCTTCTCTGCCTCGGCGTCGCTAAGGAGCTTGGCTACACGCTCCACCGTTTGCTCAACGAGGTGACTGAAGACGAGATCGTGCTGTGGTCTCTTTACTTCGGCTTCCTCAACGCGGAGCAGGAAAAAGCCATGAAGAAGGCTAGTCGGCGTAGATAGAGTGCTCGCCAAAGTGCTGACGGTGCGCGTCGCAGTAAGCGGCGTGCGCCTCTTCTTCCGTCCGGAACGTTCCTAAGTAGATCTGTCTTTTATTCGCCGTTATTTTTGCGTAGTAGTTTCCACCTGGCCGTCCTTGGGAGACTCCAGGTAAGAACCGCTTCCCCCAGGGTGTCATGTTGTAGCGGTTAGAAGTGTTGTCGGAGGCTCTGAGGTTTTGCCATCTGTTGTCATCTGGCTTCCGATTCCGATGATCTACCACCTCCGGAGGTTCCTTTCCGGTCTGTATTTTCCAGGCAATTCGATGCGCGTAGTACTGCTTGCGCTGAAAGGTCCAGCACAGGTATCCGTGGGCCGTCCGTCGGGTTAAAACGTCACCCTTCCTGTGTCTATTGTTATAGACTAGAAAAGTAAGCTCTCCTGTCTCAGGGTTGTAGTCAAAAATTTCGCGGAGCAGCTCAACAGGCGGCAGCGGATTAGGCTGGGGCATCGGTCATCGAGGGTGACTGGTCACGCTCCAGGGGCTGCAACCCGCTGGGGCACCTTAATTTTACCCCGCCCTAGACTGACTGGAACGGTAAGCGCAGCGGATCTTGGCTCAGTTCAACGCTGATATCAAGCTAAACGCCGACGCACGGGCAGTCGAGAGAGCGATCGACAGGCTTGAAAAACGCCTGGAACGCTTACGGGAGAAAGCCTCGTCCATCATGGACGGAGGAAGCAAAGGCCCTAAGGCGCTTCTTCCCCCAGCCGAGCTAACTAGAGCCCAAAAATTTGAGAAGTTTATTGATAATTGGTTTGCAGGTGTTAAAAAACTAAACTCTGCTTTTTCCACGGCGCTAATGTCGTTGACATTAGCATCGGGGATTCTTGATGATGAATTAAAGCTTATAGATCAGCAGTTTAAGGCTGTTTCAAATGTAAATAAAGCTCTATTTTTACAAGGTGATACTCTATCTAAGTTAGGTAAAGAAGCCGCTCGTATTGACAAAATCTGGAACAACACAAGGTACACATATCAACGCTTTAACGTTTTAGCAGCAAGACAGGTAGAGCTTGAGGATAGACGTGCTGAGCTTCTGCGTCGGCAAGCCGACGCGATTCGTAGGCAGCGCCTTGAGCAAGAGCGTCTTTACGAGGCTGTACGCCGAAATGTTCGTCGGAGCGAAGCAGGTCGTCAAGACAGTGGCTTTGCTGCGTTCAGCCAAGAAGCCGGTGGAGCGGTCCGTCGACGTGTAGCCCAAGACCGGCAGGCTCAAATTGATGCAATAAACGACATTGAACGGCTACGCGAATCCAAGGCTCTTAACAGCTACAACACAAGACAACGTCGTATTCGATATCTAGCAAAACTTCAGGAGGATCTCGACAGGAAGCTAGAGGCTTCACGCGATAAGCGCCGGTCGCGTCGAGCACGAGCTGAAGAGCAAGCCGCTAAGGACGCAGCTCGCGGGCTCGAAAATCTATTCCTCGGGGCAGGCTTCCCACTGCTATTTGGCGGTGGCGCGGGCGCTGTTGGTGGCGGCGTTCTGGGTTCGCTATTTGGCGACGGTTTTGGCGGTCAGGTCTTTGTTGGTGCAATCGGTCAACAGATCGACGCACTTGCCCAATCCAGCATCGAGTTTGCGCGGGCTTTCCGAGAAGGCGGCGATGCGGCTGGTGCGCTTGCACAAGCCTTGGGTTATCTCAATCCAGAAGTAAGCGCCCTCATTTCAAACCTTCAGCGCAGCGGGCAGACGGCACGGGCTGCTGCTGTAGCTCAGGGAGAATTGGCCAAGGTAGTTGGAGCCGAGGGTGCAAAAGCTCTTCGTGAAACAGGCGAAGACTTGGATCAATACCAACGCAGCATTAAACAACTCGGACTTCAGTTCTTAGCAGCGGCCCAGAGTGCATCCCGCTTCTTCCAAAGTTTGCGCGGAGATTTTGGCCGTATTCCGGGGTTAGCACCAAGAGTCGAAGAGCCAGATGTCAGCCAAGCTGCTCGCGATCGAGAAAACGCACTGGCACGCTCTAATACTCTTTTAGAAGCTGAGGTTCAGCTTGCGGGGATCAGTCAAAAACTTGATCTTGAAAAGTACACTAACCAGCTTAAGCGGATCGCTAATCTAGAGTTAATAAATGAAAACGAACGCATCAAAATAGCACTAGATCGAGGTGAAATAACCCTTGCAGAGCGTAAATTATTACTAGACGCGGCTCGCCTGAAAAACGACAAAGAGCTTCTTCGTATTAAGAAACTTATTTCAGAAGACAACGCACGCACAGCTGCTTCAGATCAGAAAGCTGCCGAAGCCGAGCAAAAGCGCATCGCCACACTGCAAGCCCAGCTCAACACATCAACTGCACTGCTCGCTATTGATAAGCAGATCGCAGCAGCCAAGGTTGACGGAGACAAAGCAAAGCTCGCAGAGCTTGAGTACACCAGGGCTTTAGAAGCGAGCGAACTGAAGATTGCTGAGATTCGCGCACGCCGGGCGGGCGAAGCCGAAACCCAGCTACAGATCCAGCTCGAAGAAAATCGTCTAGAAAAACAACTACTAGACATCGACACCAAACGCGCCCTGGAGCGTAAAAAGCTGCAGGAGTCGTTCCAAGCAACAATTGACGGCCTGACTATTGAGCTTCGTCTTGCCCAGGCCGTCACACGCGAAGAGGAAAACCGCTTAAAGCTTCAGCAAAAGCGCCTTTCTCTGCAAGGTAAAGGTCTTGACCAAAATCAGATAAACCAAATTCTTGAGTTAGAAGGCAGGCTTCAAGCAGCGCAAGCTCCGATCCAGCAGTACATGACGCAGCTGCAGAAGAGCCTGAATGACGTTGACGCTCAGATTGTCCGCATGGCGCAGACCATCGAGACTGAGCTAGGCAGCGCGATGTCCAGCGCCCTGACTGGCGTTATCACTGGAACGCAAACAGTCGAGCAAGCCGTATCCACGATGTTTGCCAACATCGGTAAAGCGTTCATCGACATGGCAACTCAGATGATTGCCAAGGCGCTGATCCTCCAAGCACTTGGTGTCTTCAGTGGCGGCGGAAATATGGGCGGTTCGGGTTACTACGACTCAATGACCGGACTTGGTACAGCTGGGCCCAACTTCGGCTTAGCTGATGGTGGTCCCGTCGATCCAAACGGTACTCACCTTGTCGGTGAGCGAGGCCCTGAGCTGTTTGTGCCCGGGCAATCCGGGATGGTCGTACCGAACGACATCTTCGACGCCACGCGCCAAGCCCTAACCAGCGGCGGTGGAACGGACCAAGCCTTCAGCGAAAACAGCGAGGCGCTGGCCGTAGCAAATAGCTACACCCGCGAGCGGATGTTTGAGCGCGAGCGCCAGACCATGTTGACTGGAGCGGGCGGTTCGACCACTGTTCAAACACAGGTGATCAACAACGTGGAGTACGCGACGATTGACCAAGTGCAAGAGGTTGCGAATTTGAGCGCCAAGAAGGCAAGAGCTCAGGTCTTTTCGGACATGCGCAACCGCCCGTCCACTAGGGCTTCCTTGGGGATGGGCTGATGACCGTCGCGATTGGGACCTACATCAAGCTGCTCAACCCTAATGGCAGCAGCACGGGCTACCTGTTCCAGAACTTCTTCCAAGGCGAGACCCGCACGTTCAACAGCGAAAGCTACGTCTTTGGCGCGTTTGGGTTTAGCGGTGCAACGCTTGACCTGCAAGCGGCGAACATCAGCGCCAACCTCATTTTTGCCCTAAACGAGCTTGCCCTAACGCTGTTCAATCAAGCCGTGATCGACCAGTGGTTGATTGAGGTGCGCACAGTATGGCTTGACCCTGACACGTTGGTCGAGAGCAGCCTCTACAGCAAAGAGACTTACACGGTCATCGGGTTAGAGCACGACACCCAACGGCTATCAGTACGGCTTGGCAGCCCTTTGGATGCAGTCCGTCAGAATGCTCCTAGGCGAACACTGACGCAAGCGTTAGTGGGATCGCTGCCCACCACTGGCGATATTTCCCTGCAATGACGCTTTCACCAAAGGATTTTGATCGCGTCGTCCTGCTGCCCCAGGACCGGGAGATCATGGCCATCACTGGCCTTAGTGAAAGCGAGTATCGGCAATTTGTCCGCGAGCTTAAG